TAATTCTGATTATCAGAATCTAATATTTTGAGTATCTCCACCTTTTCATCTTTGGACAAATTTCTATATGTATCCAATATTTTTGCTGAATCCTCGCCGCGCTCCTTTCTTATACGCAAAGCCTCTATAATTATATTTTTTGCAATATTACTAAGCATTGTACACACCCCCAATTACGTCTGCCATGACGCAGGTAAGATCATCTATTTGTGACTGAATCTGATTTTTCTCCTGAATCTGCTGTAAGTGCTGATGGCTAACAAGAGAATACCATGTCCAACCGTTTTGTATGCGTTCACCTTTTGAGTCTTTTTTATACATGGGGTCACCTGCTTCATTTAAAACAATATTACCGTTTCGGTCTAGCAAGAACTCATATGTTGGCTCATACCTGTATTTTCTAATACATTCGATACACCAAGTACCAAAAATCTCTTCTCTTGTTTTATCAGTTTCAATTTCATATACATATTGATCTGGCTGTACATCCAACGAGAGAACTTCATAATTTTTATTAGTATATATTTTCATTAACTGACCTCCTATCAGTATCCCATCACAATTACATCATATTGGGTTGATCTTTTATTAACTGGAATTCTTACAACATTATTTGTCCCAAATATCATATTGGGACCATCCATTCGTGCACAAGCACAATAATCTTGGGCATAATTAATAAGAAAATAATTCCCTGAACGGCTATAATACGAATGGTATGCTGTATTTGGTACATATAATGCCTCTGCATGAAGTATTGTACTGAACCCAACATTTACATCTATATATGGATAGCTAATTGTTCTATTATTATAAGACAGAAATCCTAACGAAGTTGATGTGGAATTCACGGTTGCCCTAAATGTCCTTACATTTATATTAGGTACTGTTCCCCAAATACCAAGACATGATTGACCTTGTACCATTTTCTCAGCAGTTAATCCAATAGCATTTGCCACTTCAGAAGGCGTGCGGTAGTTCCAGGCATTATGTCCATCTGATTGATAGTACCCATTAGGAAAATAATAGTAAAGCCCTTGTCCATTCATTCCAGACTCTGGAGCATGAGTTCCCGGTGAAAAACTTGCCATATTACCAGTGCACTTCACACCATTTTTCCAGTATGTATATCCGTTCAGTACTTTAGTATTATCCGCTGACACGTCACCAGTCCATACTACCCACGTATCCCCTTGGACTCCAGCTATATTATATCCGGCTCGGATTTTATCGGCTGAAATTCCAAGGTCACTTCTGAATTTACTGACCGGAACGAACACATAAGGTTTTTCTCCATTTTCATCTGCAACTGAATAGTTGCCCGGTTCCATTCTGATAAAGTAACCACTGTTATTATCCCACCAGGAGATATTTGAATATGTCTGCTGATTCGCAGAAGGAATTAACCCTCTTTGGGGCTCATCACTCCCCGCCCCATAAAACACTTTGTCAGCCAGAACACTATAGGGTACTGCTGTCAACCCGTCAAGATCAGCACCGCCTCCCGGCATTGGTATTACTTTTCCCATCTCATCAACCTCCTTCTGTCAAAATTCGAAAATCTACCGTAGGTTTCTTATATGCCTTAAAGGTTATTTTTCCATTGGCTACTCCGTCCGGATTACACATTAAAAAGCCTGCGGCTCTGTTCCAGGCTTTTACTTGATCTATTGTTGCATTTTCTGGAATATAGACCCCTATTACTTTCATATCATCGACAGCCGTTAAACCTGTACAATTTACAGTTTGAGTATATGGGTACGATCCGCTCCACGCTGCAGCAGTAAGAGTTATAATCCGCCGGGTAACCATTTTTTTTAAAACTCCATCAAGTATATCCATATTATTATTAAAGTCTTCAGGCGTTGCCACATCAGTCTCTTCGGGCTTCTTTAATCCATAATATTGTGTTGTCTGCATCCTTACACTCCTTTCATAACTTTTACTTGTTTCCACGTTTTTGTTTTAAGTTCTCCCCACATCATTGCTTTTAAATCTCCCCAGACTGTATAAGTATACTCAAAACTATAAGACATGTGGGCCGGTTTAACCGCCTCCAGCATCTCGATAAAAGCCTGCATGTTTCGTGGTATACCCTTAATCCCCACAAAACGCACAACAAAATGATATTTCGTATTATCCTCGATAACCAGCACTTCTCCTCCAGAAAATGCTGCGGCTGTTTCTTCTATCATCTGTTTTGTTGTTGTACTCTGCCCTCGCAGTTTTGCCATGAGGATCTCACGACGCCGTTCGTAAGACAGAGATAAGTTTGTAGTGATCTCATACATCTCCTCCCACAGAACCAGCCCCCAGGTTGCCGACACAATAAAACACTGGTCAAACAAATTTCTAAAATTATTCTGAAGATATCCAACTTCGTATCCCTCCGCCTGGTAGAGTTCCTTCAATTCCAGAAGCTCTGACAAAAAGGGCGGCGCGTATCTGGCCAAATCCACAAAAAATTCTTCTGTTGGCCGAATATCCTCTGATTCCTGAGCATACTGCATATTCTAAGTCACCTCTTTCCAGACAGTTATTTTGCCCACCTTATCATATCAGGCACCTTCTGTAATTATCTGAAAATCTACCATTGGTTTCTTGTATGCCTTAAAGGTTATTTTTCCAGCTGCCACCCCGTTTGGATTACATATAAGGTACCCGGCAGCCTTATTCCATGCTTTCACCTGATCCAGAGTTGCATTCTCTGGCACATATACCCCAATTACTTTGATATCATCGCCCGCCAATACCCCAGAGACAGATGCTTCCTGGCTAAAAGGATAAGAACTGCTCCATCCTGCTGCCGTTAAAGTCAAAATCCGGTGAGTTCTTTTTATATAGATACTATCATGATTATGGTTCTTTGCCGCTGCATCTGCGATTCCGTATCCGGCCAGTGTTGTAGGATTTATGCCCCCCGTCACATGTCCCTGGACATTGACTGTAACACTTCGGTATGTTCCGGCCATAACTCCGGTGTTTGGATGAACATAATTATTGGAGTTGCTGGCAATCCCGTTTAACTTTGTTTTATCTCCCGCTGACATCAGACCAGCTGTCGACACAGTGGCAATATCATATGTAGTGTTCGTATCTGCCGCCCAGGCCGCAGTACCATCCGATGACCATTTTAAAAACTGTCCGGAAATTCCTCCTGCTGGAATATGCTTGTTACCTGAAGTAGTCGGGTGTGTATAAACCGTATCAGTAAACTTTGCTCCCGCTGGCACGTCTGCATTTATTGTATGTTTATTTACTGTGGCTGCATTTCCGCCATTGGCTAAACGCGAGTCACTGAGTCTGGCATCATTTCCCTGGCATACACTCCCCTCAGTGCTCCCAAAGTCCTTATTGAACGCTGATTTCTTGGTAAAAACAGGTTCTGCTCCCAGCTCACCGGCTGTCGGCTTATTCGCTTCCGTATACACCCGATACCAATTTCCCCAATTATTGTAATAGTTTCTCATATACTTTTTGGGATTTGTTATTGCATATTCCGTTAACTCCTGGTATATACCAGCATGCTTACCAACAATCATAAAAAAAGCAGAGGCCGACGGACAATTGTTCAATGTGGCGGACGTTGCATTTGTTGGACAGGAATAAATTCCGGGAGCAGTAATTGTATTTAAATCTGCATTTGCAGTCAAACTATTAACATTTAAGTAATTTGCGTAAGAGGCCGTCCCTCCGTTTGCCGGCAACGATGCCGGAAAATCTGTTATTTGTGACTTCGTGTGGGTATGCACCGGCAGTGCAGTAAGTGCACTGTTCCATTTATCCATCAAGGCCTGGGTGATCTTATCCAGAACAGTTTTATTGGCATGGGTATGGTTCTGGCTCGTATCTACGTCAGCAGCCGTAATATATCCTGTATCATTGGTAAACTGTGACAGCTTTGCCGGCATATCCGTAATTTGGCTTTTCATATGAGTATGTACTGCTGGCGGAAACGAAGAAGGTATATTTTTAATATAAGCATCAGATGCCGAATCTTTTACAGCCCAGTCAGACTGTATATTAACTTCTGCACCGGCTGCGATCCCCGATAATTTTGTTTTTTCGGCCGTCGTATAGTCATTGGCCGACAATCCCTTTCCAGACACCTTGTCAACCTTATTACCGACTGTATTCCAGGCATCCATTAACGTCTGCGTAATCCCATCCAGAATACTTTTATTGGAGTGAGTGTGCTTTTTACTGTCCGCATCATTCCAATTTGTTCGATCCAATACGGTAATATGTTTGATCGTGTCACTCACATGGGTATATGCCATATTCCAGTTATCTGTCACTGCCTGCGTAATCTTATCAATAATGGATTTATTGTTGTGGATATGTTTCCTGCTGTTCGCATCGTCATAGGCAGCCTTATCTTCTTTACTAAGAAGACCATCCACGCTATGAGTTGCTTTTGGTATCGCATTCGCTGAAATGGCAATCCATACCGTCCCATTCCACCTATAAGTATAATCCGTATCCTTGACATTAACCGTCCAGCCATCCTCGGGATTCGGATAAACAGCGGCAATATCTGAAAAAGTATCAACCGCCTCTTTCCAGTCAATAGCCGTTTCCAAAGCGCTGAATTTATTATCCACTTCATTGCGTGAGTATTTATCGTCCCACTTTGGTTTGTTGGCTGCAATCGTATCCCTGATAGAATTCTCTGTCGTAACTGCTCGGGAGGTTTCTGACTTAATACTGTTTTGCAGTTCCAGCTCTTTCGTCTCCGCACGTGCCGCTTCTGCAGTGATATGATCCGCATTGGCCTTTTCAGCCGCCTTTGCCCTGGATACTTCCGACTGCATGTTTTCCGTCAGGACTTTCTCTGCCCCTTCCGCTCTGGCGGTTTCTTCCTGCAGGTTTTTCGTCAGTTCCTCCTCTGCTCTTTCTGCCCGGCTCATCTCGTTGGCCAGATCCGCCGCTATCCTTTCCTCTTCCGCAGTTGCACGTCTCTCCTCTGCATTAAGCGCCGTCTGAGTTTCTACAGTCTTTTCCTGTACCAGGTTAATATCCTCTGCTTCTACAGTATCTCCATCGGTCTCATAACTGATATACACCACAGGCGCATCTGAATAAAGGCGGATACTCTTCTTCCATGGCGTCAGGCCAGGTGTTGAGAGTACATAGGACTCTATCCTCTTCCCCGTCAGTTTTGGGCCGGTCCATATGGACAGAGTAGCAGTATTGATGTTATCATGGGCCAGCAATGCTTCGTACACACCATCAACTGGCCGTACCTCCTCTTCAATTACATAGGTATTTCCATCCACTTTATTCAGTTTCTCTGTAAAACTGCTAACCTCCATTACTGCATCACCTCCAGTATCACGGTTCCAGCAACTGCTATTTCCTTCTCATCCAATTCAATATTCCGCATCTGGCCATTCAGCTTCAACTCTGCAAAATCTTCCACCCCCGTCACACCAAGAAGCAAATTACCAGTTCTTGCCAGACTAACATAAGAAATCTCAAATGCACCACTTCGCAGGTAATCTGTAAAATCCCTGAGAAAGAGTTCCTGCACAGTTCCCAGATTTACTCCATTTTGAAGTCTTACCTTTGCGGTCACACTGACGCTCTTTTCCACAGCAGAAACCACAGTCACATCTGCACCGATCGGCCGTTTTCCCTCAATATTCTCTTTTACCTGTTCAACCAGCTCTGTTCCGGCAGCCGAACGGTCTGCATCCGTAATTACCACCTTCACAGTACCAGGACCCTGAGCCAAAGGATAAATTTTTGCAGCCCCCACGCCGGGACATTCCATAGTCCAGTTATAGTAATCATATGCATTCCCACTGGTGGAAGGCTTCTGCACCTTAAAAAGAAATCGTTCTCTAAGCGCATCCGTCGTTTCTTCTTCATTTCCTTCAAGAAGTACCTCTGTTAACTCCGCATGTGTGAGGTCTGGAATATAATCAATTGGAATCAGAGTACCCAGAAATCGGTTCCCAATTGCTCCTGGCGTCTCACATTCCATACGGTATATCCTGTCGCTGATTTTTTCTGTTACGGTATAGTTCAGTGTCCCAAGTGAAAATCTTTTACCTGATTCAATATCTATGTTAAACTCCCCTTTTAACACAGCCCTCGTCGCCGGATAAGGAATGATGCCCCACTCCGCGCAGCGCCTGATTAAATTATCCCGGTCTGCAGTCCCGGCGAAAACCTGTTCCAGTGCCCAATCCAACTCTATATACAGATTCTGCATTTCTACGGCTGCAGGCGCCATAGCGTCATAAATAACAGACCCTTCCCTTTTGTCCATGTAATCTGGTACGCGGTCCAGCATCCGATTTAAAATCACTTCATATGTTATATTCTCATACATTAGATTTCCACCTCCTTCTGCGTATCGACTGTTCCAAACTTTGTCTGTACTCGAAATGACACCAGCAGCTTCCTTCCCTTATTGGTAAATGAAAAAGCATCAACGCTTACAATTCTGTCATCCCGCGTCAATGCTTCCCGTATCCTCTTTTTCAATTTCGACTTTGCCACTCCCAGAGACTTTCCAAATAATCCATTCAATTCCACGCCATAATTCCAGCTATAAATCAGGCAGTCAAACCGTTCCGTATTAAGAATACAGAAAATGGTCTGTTTTACTGCTTCCAACCCATCCAACATTCCAGAAATACGCTTTATCTCTATTCCCTCTGTGTTATCAGAAACACCCATGACGTTTAACCTGTACGTTTTTGAAGGAATCTGTCGAATCTTAAAATCCTGTTTTAAAATATTACCTGTTTCCGGCAGCATGTCACACTCCTTTCTGCCAGCGGTCTACAACAAGATACCGCTGACCGCCCCGTTTCTGAATCAGCAGTACCTCGTCTCCGGCCTCTAACCCATTTTTAACGGAAACATTGACTTCCCCCATTCCAGGAATATCCATTATCTGTATGTGGTCCGTCAGGTACTGGGGAACTATGAGCTGTGAGGCAGCAAGGAATGTATTCGGCCCCCATCGTATTTCCAGCGGCGCCGTTTTTGTCACAGTCCCCGACACAATATCGCAGGGATTCCCAGCCTCTACCGCTTGCAGGACAATCTTCCTCATGTTATCAATCCATTCTGCATCAGCCATTGATACCTACTCCTCTCAGTCTTAAATCCATAGTATGGATTCCCTCGTCAATCTTATGGGTTACAGATTCAATCAGCAGATAATTTTTTAATTCCATATTTTTAATATCCAGTAATACGGGGATCAGGCAGCCCGCACGCACCCTGATATCACCGAATGCATCTTTTATATTAAGGCTCTTTGAGGGCTGATTATAAAATTTTAAATATGTTTCGGCAATGTTTTGACCATTCGCACCGCTGTCAATCGATTCGTCATATTGCAAAATTCCCCATTTATTGATCTTTTCGGTGTCTTTTGTCATATAGACTTCTCTTGCATTTGTATTATTATTTTCGCAATACACTCTGATCTGATTGTAGGTGCTGCTGTCAATACTGATTTTAAAGTCATAATCCTGCGCCGTCGTCTCATCAATTACAATATCCAGCTTCATATCTTCCACATTTTTTAGTGTCAGCTTTCCCACATCATCATACAGAACGTAAATCTTTCCAGTACGAATCATGGTTAAGTCGAGAGCATTTAGGATTACATCAAAAAGTGTGCTGTTCTTTTCATTGCGCTCCAGCGTCCAGCCGGTGTCCGCCAACTCTCCCGTCTGCAAGTGAAAATCACCTGCGATCATCCGAATTACTTCCCCTGCGGTAAGCCCCGTATAATTATAACTCTTCTTATTTTTCAGATACCGCAGCTGGTCATAAGCCGTTACCTTCACCAGCCCTTCGCTTCCCCATCCCCGCTCAAAGATGAAGCCGAAGAATACCGGCGTTCCATTTACATCCAGACGAACCGCATTGCCCTCTTCAATCTTAAGCACATCATCAGGAATCAGCGTGAAGGAACATTTCCCCGGCTGTCCCTTCCGCTCCATTTCCCAGCTGATACTCCCACCCACCACTGGTTCATAAACTGTTCGATCATTCTGGATATATAGATGTACTTCCATCTGTTCCTCCTCCTTCTATAACGGCATAGTGAGAACCCAGCCAGGTTGAATTAAATTGGGATTGCTGATTTTGTCACGGTTGAGATCATAAATCTCCCGCCAACGGTTACCGTTACCCAGCCTTTTTTTAGCAATATTCCAGAGACAGTCTCCCTTCTGTACCGTGTACATTTCTGATGCCGGAAGAGTTCCTTCTCTTTTCGGAATTGAGTCTGTAGTCTCTGGAGTATCCTGATCCTCCTTAATCTTAAATTCCATAATCTTAGTTCCGTAGCTTTTATATTCCTTCATGGAAAGTGACACAGTTAGATCCAACCCTTCATTCACATCATCAGAAACACTATAATCCTCTAATGTTACATTGATGTTCGTATCAAAGAAGTCATTCCGGCCCGGACCATCACGAATTACGATGAATTCAAACGGCTCTCTGCTCTCCTTTAATGATTTAAGGTGCTCCAGGAAATCTTCTGCACAATCAATGCTGCCATCCCATACCGCACAGGGATAATTCACCTGGGGGATTACTGCTTCAATGGTGATCTCCGCCAGTCCAGGAGGCCGAACCATGTTGACCTCCTCGCCATTAATCAGAACTGTCGTTTTGTTCTGACCCGGGTACTTGACCGGAATTTTCTCGGGAGGAATGGGAAGGCGCATGTCATCAATATATACTTCATAACCCATTATATATGGCCTCCTTCCGCAGCAGCAGAAAGGAAATCGTTCGTAAATACCGCAAGAGCCTGACCCATATCACTAAAATCCGCCTTTTTCGTAAGCGTATTGCTGTTTTTGACCTCCACCTTTAAATCTGCAAGTGTAAAACGATTGATAATTTCCTGCTCGGCAGCATCACGCATATATTTCAGTTCCTCGTCCATAACATCCATCGTGTCAGCCATAGCGGCGGTATTAGCGGCAGTACGTCCGGTATTACCTGATATATCAGTTTCATATCCGCCGACGGTATTATCCTGCCCTGCTGCTTTCGCTGCCATATCAGCCTTCACTGATTCTATCTCAGCCTCACGTTTTAATCTGCTCTGAGACATCTCATGTTCCTGCCGGTACAGATCCTGCGCCCTGCTTTTTTTAGCAGCCAGATTGGCCTCCTTCTGCGCGGCAAGGCTGGCTGCTCTCTGGCTCTTTCTTGCCTCGGCTTCTAATTGCGCTTCTGTTCCAAATTCTACATGGCCAATTAACTCAATTGATGTTCCTGTAATGCTGTTCACTAAACTTATCAGCTCATTAATACGATCAATTGCGCCGTTTATAAACTCCTGCATAATTAAAAGGCCTGACACTTTCAGATAATCCAAAATATTTAATACCCATATCCGAAACGAGTTAAGTCCCAGAAGCATATCCCCAAGACCATTCTGTATATTTACTCCTGCTGCTGCAATCATAAATTTTAACTTGTCTAACTGTGTTTTAACAGCATTCACACAGATGAGCCAAGCGATTTGTATTCCGCCAACAGATTGTACCCATTTATAAATCATATACACCACTGTTCCTATAATCAAAGCAATCCATGTTAACGGGTTTGCAAGCAATGTGGTCATTAATCCCTTAGCCGCCAAATCAGCAATCAGATTAGCTGCGGCAAAAAAAAGGATTCCTGCAGCGACTCCATAAAATACAGGTGCAATTGCCGACCAGTTTTCACTAATATACGCTGCTCCGTTTCCTATCATCTGAATAACCGGCCAAAATGTCTGCAATAACGAATTTTGAATGGTATTTATAATCTGACCAAATGTCGCAGGCATAGAATTAAACTTATCGTTTGTCTCCTGTGCCATGTTAAGAAGAGACGCTTTTACAACCTGGGCAGACACCTCTCCCCTCTCAGCATACTGTCTTAAAGATCCTTCTGCCCACCCCATATTCTGCTCGATCGTCCGGGCTATCCCCGGGGCTGCATTCAGTATCGTATTCAACTCTGCACCGCTCATTGTACCTGCCGCCATTGCATTCGTTAACTGTGACATTGCACTTGCCTGATCCTGTGCCGAAGCTCCGCCGATAACAAACTGTTTATTCGCCTGTTCCATGAAAGCGATCATTTCATCATTACTGCTAAAGGCACTGCCTGCATTGATTCCCATATTGGCTATGGCCGCCGCTGTTTCCATGTAAGGTGCCCTTGACCGCTGCGCGGAGGCAAATATTTTTTGATTCAGCTCGTCTGTAGACTGGGCACCATCATTCATCATATCCAGACGTGCCGTTGTGCGTGTAACATCATCTGAAAATGCCATTATTTTTTGAACACTAAAAGACTTGGCAATACTCTTTGCAATATTCTTAATCTTTCCTTCCAGACTGGAAGCTGCACCTGTACCATTTTTAACAGCATTGTTAAATTGATTCTGTGATGCCAGACTATTTCTAATTTCCTTCCCCGCGGAACCTACGGAATCGTCCAGTTGCTTATATGCATTATTTATCTCACCAATATCCATTTTCGACATGGCCTGACTCAAATTATCCTGTGCCCCCTGGACTTTATTTAATTTCCCCCTCAATGCCTCTAATTCATTATTGGTCTGCTCAGTTCTCAAATCAACCGGAATATTATTAAACTGCTGAAGCCGGACATGCAGCGCCTGTATACGGTTTTCTATGGAAGCCATGTCGTTTAACATCCCCGGCGGTGTAACCACCATTCTTCTGGCTTGTTCAGAAATGGTTTGTTGACTTTTATAGAGCTGCCGTGCCACCTGATCTGCCTCCTGAAATTCAGATACAAACCGTGGAGCGCCACTGTTTAAAAAAACAGGCGGAGTGGATACAGGTGACCACGAAGGTTGTTCAGCAGGTGTTGAAGCTGCTGGCCGCATTGGGATCTGCAAAGGGGCCTGCGTTTCCGTTGGTATAGCTGGAGGGATAACGGTTGACGCTGTACGGTCAAGTTCCTTCTGATAACGCACAAGTTCTACCGTTGCCCGGACAATTTCCTGCCGGGCTGAATCCATCATAGCCGTGCCTGACCCCTTATCCATTGTAACCTTGACACGTTCTAACGTGTCCCACATAACAATCAGAGACTGAGTATTACGTTCGCAGTATGAAGACATCCGCTCCAGTGCCTTGATTGATGAGCGTAAATTAGCCATGTATTTACTCCTTTCATTAAAACTATATGGGGCTGTCGCGACAGCTCCTACCTCTTCTTTGCCTTCGCCTTCTTAGCTTCCTCTTTATCATGCTCCAGCTTCAACTCCATTGCTGCTATCACATAAGCCTTTTCATACCGGCTCAATGACAAAAATTCATGAGGCCATTTATGAAGCTTATGGAGGCAATAATAAGCAATGTTTGCTTCCATATCGCCTCCATTGATTAGTTTTTTGCTTCTTCCGCCAGATCGTTCATATCAATATCGAATCCGTTGACCTCCTGAACCTTCGCCAGATAGTCATTGTACTCACCCGGATTCAGCATTTTCTTTAAAAGAGTATCACTTCCCATCACATGATAGGAATCCTGAAGTTCTTTATTAGTAAGATCCGGATACACGGTACAGGCCGCCGCCAGCTTTCCAACGTAAAGGCTGTAATCTGTTTCCGGAACAAACATTCCTTTTTTTCCCTGAACTGGCACCCTTTTTGTACAAGCCTTTTTTAACACTTCATCTTCTTCAGAAGAAATGCCTCTGATTTCCCATTTCACAGGTTTTTTATCCGCCCCCACAAAACGATTTGATACGATACACTTAACATTCTCCACCTTAATGGCATTCTGTGCCAAAAAACAGCTTAATTCACCCATATTCTTTTAACCTCTCTTCCTTTTCTACATTCCCGAAAAACCGCCAAACATCTCCGGTATCTCAAAATCTTCAAATGTAAAGTCCGCTTCTTCGTCCAAATACTCTGCGTCTGCATCAAACTTTGTCAGAATCCCTCCGTCAAGATTGCAGTCTTTCAAAATAACCGTCTGCCGTCCTGCTCCAGAGGTTGGATCCTCATTAGTCACCTGGATATCGAAATAAATATCCTCTCCAGTTTCTTTATAGCGGTACAGAAGCTGACGGAAGATACTGGTATTATAATGAAATGTTGCAGACCCGGTCCCTTTCCATCCGGTTGTTTTATTCCCTTTCCCTGTCTTACCCAGAATCGGGATTTCGGATTTCGTCTTCTCTATCTTGGCCTCCAGATTAATGGCCTGCATAAAATTGTACCGTTTTCCTTCAATTGTAACAAAACACTCTGCAAGTGACGCACTGACCGCATCCTTTGCATTCATCATCGAATTATTTAACATATCCCATCATTCCTTCCTACTGTACTACTACAGTCATATATAACTGGCTCATAGAATTAATTGGTTCCACCGGGAAGTTCACAACCACCGATCGTTTCGTCTGTCCCTTTTCCACCTGGATATCATCGGACTTCACCGCTTCTATAGCACGCCTTCCTGCCATCTGCTTCACATACGTTACAATATCATTCCAGAGACTCACCCGGCCGGCTTCATCATTGGGAATCTTCCCCAGATACCGATTATTAAAGATTGCTGCGATATCATTTCCGATCTGATCCAGCACACGGATTGTCTGGTTACTGGAAAAATCATTTCCTTTCTCCGCCGTGTAAGATGTCAATGTGTTAATATCCCGCAAAACGCGGACCTCATCCCCTACTTTATGGAATAACAGTTTTCCAGCTGTAATCCCTTCGGAAAGCTGCGCCTGGGTATATTCTGTCTTTACCGTATACTCCCCGTTATACACCTTGTTTTCAATGGTCTCATTTACAGCACAGGCAGCTTCCGCCCCTGCAGTCCAATAAATCAGTCCGCCCGGATCTTCTTCCGTCTGATTCTCCACAGATATAATCCCTTCATAATCCGCCTGAGAATACTGGTGCATAACTGTCTGGAACTTAATGCCGTTCTCTTCTCTCATACGCTTCGTAAATGCCGCAAACAGCTCCTTCACCTGCTCCCCCGGGGCCGGGCAGCACAGGATCTGGAACGATCGGCTCTCCATCTTTTCCAGGAAACCTGTATAGTCCTGTTCTGTCACGTCTGTGCCATTCGTTCCCCCAGTCAGTGATGTACCCGCAGTTTCTGAAAGTGCTGCATCCGCCTTAAACGTTACATATTCATTATCCTTCAAATCAGCTGCGCTGATAACCGTCTGCTTATCCATCTCCTTACCAAAAAGCAGAGTCTTCACATCATACTGATTCTCATTATCCACATGTTTGGAAATAACGGTCATGAGACTATTTCCCAGAATACCGCTGTACCTTGCAGTACTGTAATTATTCGAAGCTTTCTCTCCTCCGTTTATTCTGCAAAAAATTCCCTTTGTCATGTTCCGGAACAGTTCGCGGACCGGCATCATAGCTGGATCTCCATAAGAATAACCGAAGATATCTCTGCTGTTTTTCTGAAACTCTTCTGCCGTCACCTCAAACACTTCGTTTACCGGCCCCCAGTTGAGAATCATGGGAACCGCCGCCGTTCCTCTTATTCCAATTACAGGCGATGCAGCGCCTGCGTTAACAAAGTTTATATAAGTTCCTGGAAGAACCTTATCCTGTGCTAAAAAACTACCTCCACCTAACATCTTTTCACCTTTCCTTTCATAAATCCGTTTATAGTTTCTTCTGCTCTGTTTTTCATCTGATTTCAATTCCTTCCATTGCTTCTTCCTCACTTTTTTCTCTGATGCCAAACGTGCTAAATTGTAAAGAAAAAGAGAGAAACCTGCCGCCGTTTGCTTCTTCAATGCGGCCATTTTTTCCAGTTCCGTTTAGCTTGAAGCCATGATCCAGAGTAATGATCCACCTCTGTTCCATCAGGATGTCAAGAACCCGGTATATCTCCCTGGACGGCTGTTCGCTTCCTCCAGGAAAATACCTGATATATAGAAAACTGCTTCGATAAAACCCCGCTAACGTCGTATTTTTTTCAGACGTTTCTAAGAAACCCGTGTAAAAACAGGGGGATGAAAGCTCCTGAGCAGCCGCTTCCGTATAAATGTAATACCCCTGTTCCGGCGGAAACAGAATTGAAAGTTGTTCTGCCACCTTATCCACAATTTCGTTGTACATGAAATCTCCCTCCACATTTTACTACAGCCTTTCCCGCCTGTTCCGGTAGCTTTCCAGCCATTCCAGATGCTCCCGTTGTCTCGCTTCCCAGTCTATCTCATAGAGCGCCGCACGTTCTGTGGAGCTCGTCCATGTGGTTTGAAAACGTGCAGATCCATTACCGGAAAGTGCCATACCGTAGATTTCCAAAAAGGGCAGCAGTCTGGCAGCATATTGTGGCTTGCCAAGCTCCTGTAAAGCCTTTCTTTCTATACGGCTGACAGCTTCTCTGGTTATGCCGTAATCAGCTCCTATAGACTCAAGGGAGCGCCGTCCCTGATATCTTTTTCGAATCACTTCCGGCTGATGTCCGTCTAAGCGGTCTACACATCCCCATAGAACAGTGCTGAACTGTTCACGTTCCAGCCGATCCAAAACGTCGGTTTCCAGATCGCCAGGGTCCGCCACAGCTTCGGCTATGGTAGTACCGTCCTCTTCCTGACCAGGGATCGGGCTGTCTAAACTCCCCAGTTTTATCAGACATGCATTTTTCTTTATATCTTCCACCTGGTCTGTGTTTAAACCCAAACAAGCGGCTGTCTCCCATTCTAACGGGTTTCTGCCCTCTCGTTCAGCAAATTCAGTGCAGAATTTTTCATACTGTCGGACCTTTTCCTGACAATTCACCGGCAGCCTGAGACAGCTTCCGTTCGTCTGAAGATACCGTTTCATATACAGACGAATCCAATACTCCGCGTAGGTGAGGAACTTCACCTTCTGATCCGGATCGTAACCTGCAATAGCCGGATAGAGAGCTAAATACCCCTCCTGCTCTAAATCATCCACCTCACCGCTGCCACGATACTTCCAGGCCATAGCGTGAATAAAGCTGCGTACCTGGCTGTAAAGTATTTCCATATTGTCATCTGCATTCTCTCCGGCCTTGATTCTAATTACAAGCTGTTCATTAGTCATGATACTGTTCCTCCCTATTTCATAATCATTCAGCCCCCTTCCATATGCAACGCCCTGCCCGTTACCCAGTACAGCGTTGCACTAGTATAATTATCCAACAGAACATCTGTTCTCAGATCTCCCAGTTCATACTATATCATTTCTGTTTGGGACATGCGGGACATTGGGGACAAACCTTAATTACTATCCATAAATCTCTGAAACTCTTTTTTTACACTTTCTGCAGTAGCGTTTCGCCCGATCCGCACAGCCACCTCTCTCCATGTCATCTCTTTAAATATTTTGTATCTGACGATCCGCTGCATACGCGAAGGAATCTTATTCATCCAGGCTTCCACTTCAATCATAGTTTTCACTGCCCCTGCCTTACGTTCTTCTAAAATCTTTTCTTCTGTGTCTAGATTCACTAAATTCTGCAGCGGTTCTTTTACCAAATCTGAAATAACAGACTCCCGGCGTCTCCTGGCCTTTTGTATCTCCTCTTCCGTTTCTCTTAAAAGTTCGCAAGCATCCACATAATCAATTAACATGTTCTTATTCAATATTTTCCTCCTTCCAGTTAAAGCACTTTTGTCTTCAGGTCTCTCTACTTCTCAGTATTAAACGCGTTTTCTTTCTCCCTGATTAATTTTCATTATGCTTGAACTTAAATGAAAAACTAAATTCCTGTTGTAGACTATTCTAGTAAATTTGCGGAATTAACTTCCACTTTGTACCTTAACAAATTCATACATTTGCCTTATAATGAACCTATAAGCACCCAGTTTTGATGTTTTTTTGCATGCTAACGGGGCATCTGAAAATAGTGTGCGAGACTAAATTCCACATGCCTTTGTGCAAGACTAAATTCTGGTGCAGTGAAATCTGTCTGTGCTTAAACTATTTATTTTAACAAATTTGGACTAAGCATTACGTCATCAGGTGCGATTGCCTTTAATCCGATTGCTTTGTGAAGCTTATTGTCCAAGAGTAAAAGAGAGAGTTCATATGGGCTATGCCCATTAAGACTGTCTCTTTTTTCGTTATTTATGTGATTCATCATAAGTTTAATTTTTTCATCATCTAAATCAGCGAATGAACTGCCTTTTGGACGGATGTAACGTATATATTCATGGTTCTTTTCACATGCTCCTTTTTGCCAGAAGCAGTAAGGATCACAGTAAAAAATAGTTGTGCTTTTGCTTCCATCACAGAATTCTTCCATTTCCTCACGAGCAGAAAATTCTGAACCGCCATCTGTGAGCATTACCGGAAAAAGCTTTTTGAATGCATCCTTCCCAAGTACAGTTTCGAGCCATACGAAAACTTCCAGCACACACTCTTGATTCTGATATTCTAAGAGGAACATAAGCATTAGATTGCAGTTACGAAAGGTGAACGTCAAGATGGCCCGGCTTTCGTCTTTCTTGCCTTCCACACAGTCCATTTCCACTACATTGGTATCCGGATGCTCCTTCATATATTTCTGGAAATCTTCGTAGTTATGACCTTGTCGGTAAGAATGGTCTTTCGCACTGGCCTGAGTAGGTTTCCTGCGTTTCTTATAACGCACAGCCCGCCTTAAATCGCCGTTGCGTACCTCAAAGACACAATCATTGATGTACGAATAAAGTGTTCTCCTGGAACATCCTAATTCCTCAGCGTGGGTGGCATAGATATGCCCTATAGACTGGTGCTTTTCCTTGATCAATGGAACCAGCAGATCATTCATAGCTTGAATGCTTTCAGGTGTCTGATTGATTCCAACTCTGCAATCAACCAGGACACTACGATACTCATCATGAGCATACTTGGATGAATAAAACTTTCTTGGCATAAGACAATGCATCTTTTTACCACAACCATTACAGACATAAGGCGGTTTCTTGAGTTTTTCACATTCAGCAGTTTCGTAGCCTGGACATACATTGATACATCGCATATCAGGTTTCCTGCAGAGCTTGCAAAGAGTTCCACACTGTTCACTACAAAGGCAAACGATTTTACAAGTTTTACGATGAATGCATGGTGAATTTGTATATCCTGCATCAGGACGTTCTTTTGTGTGTGCGTGAAGTCGTACCTCTTTTGATACAGTGGAAGGCGCTTTTCCGATCATTCTTCCGATTTCTGCGAAGTTTTTATTCTCGGTAAGTCCTTTCTCAATATCAACACGCTGTTCAAATGTTAAATGTTTCTGATTGCCTTTATTATTCATAATGATCTCCGATCTGCACAGGCAGGCAATCAGCTGCAAGTACATTATACGGAGGCATGAGTATCAAGGGCAATAGGGCGAATATCTGTGCAAGATTAATTTCCAGAAATATAGAAATTACTCTTGCATTAAGGTATGAACTGGAATTTACAATTTCATTTAAGTCCCACAAATAGCTGCTTTTTATTGGTTCTTTCTGATTTTAAGTTTTTCAAACGTTTGTTTGCTTTTCACTTTTATTTGTGGTAAAATATACTCAGATCACATATTTATTATGAGGTATAACTCTATTACCATTACTGTTAGAATCAAACGATACCCTACATAGGACAGATAGTTATTTTAAATAAGCCCCTGGGTCGATACCGGGTGCAAAGAGTGTGAATCCAGATTTGCACAGACACTTAAAAACTGTATTCCTGCTGTCTGGCAGACGTCAAAGGGAGATTTGGAATGAAGAGATTATTGATTTGGGGAGCCGGAGACCAGGGAACGGTAACAGCAGAATGTGCTCTGGCTATGAAACGATATGATGAAATTGATTTTTTAACGATCCGTGAAAAGAAGTCCCGGCAGATACCCGGCCACAAAATCTATGAGGAAACAGACGAGAATCTCTTTGATATTCTCAGCGCTTATGATGAAGTGATCGTCGCAACCGGCAGCAATGACCTTCGCGAGGCAAAGCTTGCGAAGCTGGCTTCTTTAGGGCTTCACCCGGCCTCCCTCCTCCACCCCTCAGCGGTAATCAGTCCCTCCGCCGTAATCTCGGAAGGCTGTACCGTGCTGGCCGGAGCCGTAATTAATACAAACGCTACTGTTGGCATCGGATGCATTGTAAATACCGGAGCTGTCATCGAACACGACTGTGTGATCGGAGACTTTGTCAATATCTGTCCCAGGGCCGCCATGGCAGGGCACACAGAGATCGGCCGAAAAGCATATTTAGGGATCGGATGTACGATCATCGACGATATCAGGGTAGGGGCCGAAACCATAGTGGGGGCCGGCGCCGTTGTCATCCGGGATATTCCGGATCATGCGGTTGTTGCAGGCGTTCCGGCAAAGGCAATCCGATAGACCTGGCTTCTCCGGGCTTACCGTATTCCGGTAAGCCTTTTTACCGCCTCTTCCCAGTCACTGGTAAAGAACACATCCTTTCCATGATTACTCTCGTAGATGAAATCCTTCAGGGGCTTGCTTGTATATCTGGAAAAAGTCTCCGTAGACCGCGAACTTTATCCCATAATTTATAAACCGCTTAATCTCTCTGTGAAACAGGGAGTACCTCAGACGGAACTCCATATACTCCCCCATTTCCACCTGACCTCCTGACCCGGGCACCGTGTCCGGCACGCCGTTTCTGCCTCCTCAGCCTGGAGCACAGCTGACGGAAAGCAATTTTAGACGCGCTCTACGCCTCCACAATATTCTGCAGCCATATCCCCTTTTTCACCAGTACATACCCGATCACGCATTTAATAATCTCGATCATCTGACATGCGAAATAGAGGGGAACGATCGGAACCGCCGTGTAGCGGCTCAGCACGTAGGCGCACGGAATGCTGACCACCCACATAAACACGCTGTCAAAGACAAAGGTCACAATCGTCTTCCCGCCGGAACGCAGGGTAAAATACGACGCGTGCAGAAATGCCCCCATCGGCATATACAGCGCAATCACACGGATAAATGCCGTTGCCAGCGCCTTCACTTCATCCGTCGTATTGTAAATCATCGGGAACAGAGGGGCCAGAAGCGCCAGCACAGCGCCGATTCCAAGGCAGAGACACACGGAAAATGCAATCAGCTTCGTATCCGTTTCCCGTGCTTCGTCCATCTTTCCTGCCCCCAGCAGCTGGCCGATGATGATGGCCACCGAGTTGCCTAAGGCGAGATACACCACGTTGAATACATTTCCGATGGTGGAGGAAATATTGATTCCCGCCACTGCCGCCAGTCCACGCACGGAATAACACTGCATTAACGTCGCCATGCCGCCGGCCCACAGAACCTCGTTGACCATCAGGGGCATCCCCTTGATAACGATCTGCCTCACCAGACTTCCGGGTATGTACAGGCTGCGATACGCCCCTGTGATAAATGGATTCCTCTTTTTATGGCAGTGCGTCCACCGAATGACAATCCCAGCCTCGATAAATCTGGATATCACGGTAGCAACCGCCGCGCCTACTACGCCCAGCACCGGCGCACCGAACTTTCCAAAAATAAGGATATAGTTTAAGACGAGATTCACAAGAACGGCCACGATTCCCGCTTTCATGGGGATAACCGTCTCTCCGCACTCCCTTAAGGTGCTGGTATAAACCTGCTCGATGCCAAACGGAATCATCCCCAGTATCATGACCAGCATGTACCCCCGTCCCTGATCCAGCGCCAGAGCCAGCCCTGCTGCATCCTCTTCACCGTGAAGATACATGGATATAAAACGTTCTCCCCATACCAGAAACAGAAGGCCCGCCACGACGATAATCAGGATGCTGAAGATAAGCTTAAAACGGAACGTATGGCGCACGCCCTCATGATTTCCACTGCCATAAAACTGCGCGCTGAAAA